ACTCAAGTTCAAAGGTAAAACCGTTACCCATGGATGAGAACTTCTCATATGTAAGGGATTCCCCTTTAAGCACGCCTTCTTTTGATCGAAGACGATTCATATAGCTAAACCACTCTTGTGGTAAAAGCCAGCGAACCGTTTCGATGGAGACCGTATCTGAAGCCATTTTTAAATCAATGGTTGCAAACGGGTCAACGGAGGTAGCGATAGAACCTAAACGCGCAAGCGCCTGGTTCTTTGATTGATCAAATAGGTTAATACCCCATTTTTTCAATTCTTGCTTAATATGAGTTCCTACACCGAGCTGTAACATAACGTTTCCGCCCGGTTCGATCGCAATAGCGCGATCCGTAGAAGCATCCTTAGGTACGAAAGTAACACGATTGCCTTGAAGTGTCTCAACATGTTGAGACAGGACACGCAGGTCGCTGGAAAGCGTCCTGTTACCGTTTAGAGGGATACCATGTTTTGAATAACATGTGTCCAACCAAGCGGGATCCCTGGCAACAAGGCCCATAACATCAAATCGAGCTTCCCTAGTACAGCTAACAGAGTTAGTATACTTGAAAAAAGCTGTCGTTTCTGACGGCTTTTGGGGTAGATTGGTATTTACCATTCCAGGGCCCGATTTGGCGTAGTCCATACAACGAGAAATATCCAAAGGTCCTAAGACCTTATGGATAAGTTTTCTTGCATGGTCAAGTACGTTACGGTTATGATCTGAGATCAGATCTCGGTGCCGATATAGAGCTCGAAGACGAAAATTAGTCTTCTTACACATTTCTTCACCTAACCAGAAACGTTTAATCGCATTATTTTCACAAACCAATTTATTACCTTGAAAGGGATACTTCGCAAGAAGCTTCTCGATCTGGTATAATTGGCGAAAATAATCTACATTACCATGGGCTTCTGCTCTTGCTTTTTCTTCCTTGATAAACAAAGAAGTTCGAGCACTAACAGAAGGATGTCTTTTATGAAGTTCTTCATAAATTTGGTCCTTAATCGTCAATGGTAAATCAGAGCTATATACATATCGGCCTAAAAGCTTATATGGCATAGCTTCACTATCTGGTCTTGAAAGTTTAAATTCAATCAAGTCCTTATCGCTTACAGATGATCCTTGTAAAGGAACTGCCTTACGGCATGTACCTAGGACTCTGTTTGCTCGTTGTTTCCGCGCATATGCCGAAAACATCGTGACATGGCTACACATCGTAAACATGTCAGGTATAGTGATATACATCCTATACACTCCTTTTGTAGAGTTAAATTACAACTATTATGCTTCCGGTAATAAACCGAATTGAATGAAGTCTGAGAACTCCGCTAAATCGCGGATTCCTTCGACATCGTCCAACATAATAGCTACGTCGGTATCTTCAAACCCAATAGGTTTGCCGATTTCCACACGTACGTAACCAACTACTACACGTTCATTCTCAGTTCCAACATCAACAAGCTTACCTAGCTTGCGTGTGATGAAATTGCGTTGAACAGTACCATTTTGACTAGGAAGCTTTCGCTTCATCTCAAGGGTACTAGGAGTGCCATTAGTATGTTCTGATTTATTGATGAACAGAACCGCGTCAGACGTTTCACTTAATTTGTGAATCGTAGTCGCTACGGCATCACGGTTATATGTAATAGACATAATTTTTTCCTTAGGGAGTTACCCTAATAGTTAAAGGTTATGGGCATTATACCCGGTTGTTTCCTGTTCCTTTCTTTCCTAAGAAGTTCCTAACTAGAACGACTGAATCGAGAAATTTGAACAGATCGAAGTCTATGTCTAAAGAAATAGTAAGAGGACGGGGTGACCCGGCTTGTCTTACAACAGTTTCTTTAACTTGTTTACCGATAAACTGGCCATCAACAAAACTCGGAATAGAACCCGATTTTCGCGTGGTCTGTGTCGTTGACACAGAGGTTAAGCTATCGATATACGTCTCCGTTTCAACTCGTGTTGTAATTACGTTACAGGTATCAGTAATGACGTTTCCGTCATACCGCTCCCATTGCGCAATAAAGTCCCCAATATTGAGGACCCAGTCAACACAAAATGAATACGGAGTTGCTTCCCATAGACTAGAAGCTAGATTCCCAAACCCGTAACTCTGGGCAAAGGTTTCTACTGCGCTCTTAGGTATCTTGGACCAAACGTAAGATTTAACTTCGATTCGAGTCCTAGTAACTGTTTTATATCTCCACGATGACCCGTCAAAACTTGTGAAAGACGAGTAGGATGTCTCCTTAAAGGAGGTCCCTCGTTTAGCACGTTGACGAGTCGGCCGTGAGATTTTGAACAGTTGTTCCTGAAGAGCCTTCTGATGGTCTTCTATTTCATAAAGCGTAGGTCTAAGACCATAACGCCATTGCATCCACACGCCTGCAACCTCATCGAAAAATCGATTAAGTTGTTTGCGCGAAAGATCGCGAACTGAAATAGCGGCAATCCTATAAAAGGATTTCCAAGCGTCGGCTAAGAGATTTACTGTCTTAGCCGCCTCCATCATGGTGACCAAC